AACAATAAAATCACCAAACCATATGACTAATATTTACTAATACTGAATACGCGCCAATAAAAAAATCAACGAATGAAACCGCAATTCATATATACCACGGCCCTAGATAGAATAAGGAAAATGAAATCCCGTAAAAAGGTAATTCAAGGAGGTACTTCCTAAATGTCCCCCCTTATTGTATATTTAAATAAAATACGATATATGAAAAATTGTAAGAAATGTAATATAGATAAAGATTTAAATGAATTTAATAAAGATAAAACTAAAAAAGATGGATTGGATTACAGATGTAAACCTTGTAGAAGAGAATATGAGTCAAAACTATACCAAACAGATAAAGTTCAAATATATAAAAAAAATTACCTAAAAAAATATAACCAGGATAATAAAGAAAAACAAATAGAATACAGAAAAAAATATAACCAGGATAATAAAGAAAAACAAATAGAATACGATAAGCACTATAATCAGAATAATAAAGAAAAAATCAGAGCATATGAGAGAAATAGATATAAAACTGATATTATTTATAATTTAAGATGCAACATATCAGCATCAATTTTTAAATCATTTACTAATAATAAACATAACAAAATATCAAACACACAAGATATTCTAGGTTGTACATTTGAAGAATTTAAACAACATCTAGAAAAACTATTTGAGCCTTGGATGACCTGGGAGAATAAAGGATTATATAATGGAGAACTGAATTACGGATGGGACATAGACCATATAATACCAGGGAGTGTAGCTATAACAATTGAGGATGTAATTAAATTAAATCATTACACTAATCTTCAACCGTTATGTTCCAAAATAAATAGAGATATTAAACGAAACAGAACAGATTATTATGAATAAATTTATATACACAACAGCCCTAGATAAAATAAGGAGGATGACAGCTAGGAAGAAAGTCATCCAGGGTGGAACATCTGCCTTCTTCTCCCCTGAGTAGTAATATTTAGGGGAGGAGAAGGTAATTAAGCAAGTAAAACATTTTCAATACTAGCTGTATTAATAGATAAAGCAGCAAGACAACCTAATTTAGAAATAAGTATAGTATCTAGTTCTGTCCCTCACTTAAGGAGAGGTGCACTTAAGGATTTCCTAAAGATAATGAAATTAACTGGGAGATATATAGATAAAAATTATAACAGAACAAATCTAATATATACATTCAGTAATGGGAGTTATATTGAATTCTTTAGTGTGGAAGACGAAGCAAAATTAAGAGGAGCAAGACGTAATATATTATATGTGAATGAAGCAAATAACATTGATTACGAATCATATAAACAATTAGCAATCCGTACATCAGGAGATATTTATATAGATTTTAATCCAACTTCTAACTTTTGGGCACATTCCGAAGTATTAAATGAACCTGATTCTGAATTTCTAAAATTAACATATAAACATAACGAGGGGTTACCTCAAACTATAATTGATGAATTAGAACAAAATAGAATTAAAGCATTAACATCAGATTACTTTAAAAATTGGTGTAGAGTATATTTAGATGGAGAAGTAGGCCAATTAGAAGGAACAATAATCCAAAATTGGAAATCTATTGATAATATACCTGAAGATGCTCAATTATTAGGATATGGAAGTGACTGGGGATTTACAAATGATCCAACTACATTAATAGCACTATATAAATGGGAGGGTAAAATAATAGCTGATGAATTAATATATATAAAAGGATTAATGAGTAGTGATTATGCTAACCTAGTAAAACAAAATAATATTATAGATAAAATAATAGCTGATAGTGCAGAACCTAGAACAATAGCGGAATTAAAGACATATGGTATTAATATTCAGGGAGTAAAGAAACCTAGAATAAAAGAATCAATCCACCTAATGCTAGAGTATGAATTATTAGTTACATCTAAAAGTACTAATCTAATAAACGAAATAACACATTATAAATGGAGTGATAAAGCAAATGGAGAACCAATTGATGCTTTTAACCACTGTATTGATGCATTAAGATATATTATCTGGACTAAATTAGGAAAAAATGAAAATAAAGCAGTAACTCCATTTAGATTTATAAGATAACACATACGTATAATAAATAAACAAACATAATATGACAGAATTAAATATTTACAAAAACGAAGAAAGAACACAATATATAGTACCTGATAGTTGGAATGATATAACAATCGAGAAATTCCAATTACTAGCAAATGCTGGTTCTGAAGATGATATGACTATAATAGAAATATTAGTAAGAAACATATCATTATTGGCTTCGATTCCTGAAGATATATTATATAAATTATCCCCTCAAAACTTCCAATTAATCGCTGATTGTTTTAAATTCCTAGATACAGAAATTATAGATGATTTTAAAGATGAAATTGAAGTAGAAGGGGAAATATACTATATGAAGAAAGATTTTAAGGATTTGAATTTTGGAGAATCCGTTTCAATAGATATTATGATGGAGAAATCAGGAAATAATATAATGAAATGTATGGATATCCTATTATCAATATTCCTAAGGAAGAAATTGGAAAATGGTGAATTAGAAGAATATGATACCAAGTTTAAAGATAGAATAGAATTATTCAGCCAAATTAAAATTACAGATGTTTATCAACTGTTTGGTTTTTTTTTAGGTTTAAAAAAGCCCTAAGACACCAATATAGGGATTTATTTGGTAATTCTACTAAATCAGATAAACCACAAAGGGAATCTTTAAACCCAACCACATTAGATCCTAAATGGTCAACTCATCATTTAATTTATACTTTGATTAAGGAACTAAACACAACAGAACCTGAAGTATATAAAATGAATTATATAGGAGTTTTAAATTGGTTATCCTATTTTAAAAATGTAAATAAAATTAAGGAATCATCTAAATAATCCAACGTATAGTCAATCCATATAACGTATAATCAGCTCGATAGATGAATAATCACCAAACCATACGACTTAAATTAATTATGCGTTTAAAAATAACATTAAATAATAAATATTTAAAATAAATAATAATGTCTCAAATCACAACACTAAATCAACTAATAGATAAATTTAAAGAATTTACTGTATTACATCCTCAATTGAATGATTTTGGTTTTGGTCCTACTTCTGAAATAGGTAATGCTGTAGCTATGAAATTTCCATATATGTGGACTTCATTCCAAACCAATTCAACTATTAAGGTATCTAATAATAATTTCACACCTGAATTACGATTTTATTTCTTATTTATGGATCAAGTATCCGAAGGTAGTTTAGCAGTAACGGAGAATGGAGATGCTAATACTAATGGACAAGAAATCATAAGTGATACATTCCAATACCTTCAGGATTTCCTTAATTATTTAGCTACTTCATTGAGGTCAGAAAAAATAAAAATATCAGAGGATATAAATTGTTTCGCTGCTGAGGATGATACAAAAGATAAAGTGAATGGGTGGGTGGCTGAAATAACATTACGAGTAGAACATAATTCATTTACAGGCCCTACAGGTCAATGTTGGTCACCATTAGCTTAATAATATGGAAGAAGATAAATTATTTTCAGATGCTAAACTAAAGCAATTTGGTAGTGAATATGTTGCTATATTAACCAAATATCTACTTCAATATAAAAAGAATTCATCAGGCCAATTAATAAAATCACTTAATTATAAAATAGTTCAAGAGGCAGAACAAATTAATATTATAATTGTAGGTGCTGCTTATTTAAAATATGTAGATGAAGGTCGAAAACCAGGATCATATCCTCCAATCAACAAAATAGCACAATGGGCTAAAATTAAAGGTATATCTCCTGAAGCAGTATTTCCTATAGCAAGAAAAATATTTCGATTTGGAATTAAACCAACTAATATTATTGATAAAACAATTAAAGAAATTACTAGCCCAAGATTAATTAGTCAAATTGAAAAGGAAGCAGCTGATAATATAGAACAAATAGTAAAAAACACACTAGAGAAAAACCAATAATATGTCAATAACAATAGAACAATCAGGAAGTTTAAATTCATTTGCTTATAATAGAAATGAGTATGTAATATCTTCAAATCTAAGTACGAATGATAAGTTTAAATATTTAACCAATATTATTTATGATATTGAAGTAATTACAGCACATATACCTGTTCAATTTAATGGGTTAATTTATACTCAAGTTACTATAGCTAATATTCCTTTCGTACTAGGTGATAGAGTATTCTTAGATGGGAATGGAGTATGTAATATACTAGATATTTCAGGTAATAATATAATAATAGATACTGATATCAATGATGTAACAATTATTAATAACACTACTACATTATCCAAAGTAATTTCATATAAATTAGATAAAGAACCAACATTAGGGTTAGGTATAATTGATTATTCAAATACATTACGTAATTTTTGTACACATAAACTACAAGATTTTAATGGTATATATTGGTCTAGTGAAGTAATCCAACCATATAAATTAGTATTTGGTGAAGAATATGATTTCCAATATACTTTTCTAGATAATGGAATAGCAACTGGAAGTTCTGGTATTGGATTTGTTAACTCAATGTTATCTGCTTCATATACTGCATCTATTCCATTTGAAATTGGAGATAGTGTTATAATACAACAAGATTTACAAGAATGGAGTTATAATTATAGTACTAACTCAGGTAGTTACTTAGCATTTTCAGGTTCAGGTATCCATAATTTAAAACCTACTCAACAAGTATTTATTACAGGCCAAACTACTAATCCTCAATATAATGGATATTCAACAGTAATATCAGGACAAGATACTTCATTGTTGGTAATTGATAAACCATTTGTTAGTGCACAAGTAATCAGTGGTTCTGCATTTGGTACACCATTACCTGAATATAATGTAGTAGGTTCAGTAACAACAATTTATTATACTGGCTCTCAAGGAATAGTTATAGGAACAGATATTCCTTCATCGACATCAACTCAAGCAATAGGGGGTACAATGAAATTTGCTGATGGTAGAGTATTACAACAGTATAATTCACCAACTGATTATAAATTAACATCTACAGGTAAATTTGATAAATTACAACAATTCGAATATGATGCTATGAATTATCATATCAACCCATTAATATCCTCATCTCAATATGTTTCATCTATTGTTTCATTAAATGATTTATCAACATATAAACATAGAGTAGAAACTAATACTAAAAGTTGGATGTTAGTTAAACCATCTTATAGATCAGGAAGTTTATTTAATACTAATGTTGTATCTATTAATTATGCTTTTTATGATACTACTGGTTCTGCAGTAGGTACTGGTTCATTTTATTATTCTGGTTCAATTAAATTTACTGAAGATGAGAATAATCCAACTTCACCTGCATCCCAATATGGTATTTATATTCCGATTGGTTTGAATCAATTAAGTTCATCACTTCAATTTACATCATCAGTTGATTATAGTAATGTGAAAGAATATAAATTAATGGTATCTAGTAGTATAGCTAGAACAGAACCAATAACATTCAGATTGAATGATGATTGTGATCCTGGTTACGGAACATATCATATTTTATATAAAGATAGTTTAGGTAGTTGGTTATCATATCCATTCAAATATAAATCTATATTATCAACTGAAACTAATACTAAAACTTACTATAAAAAAGAAGGTAAATTAGATGGTACACAGAGAGAATATAATACGTATGATAGAGGGAGAACTAATATTTATAAACGATATACTGATAAAGCAAGATTAACATCTGGATGGGTAAGTGAAGCTGAAAACAGATTAATCAAAGATTTATTATCATCTCCTGAAGTATACATTCAGGATGAAAATGATGTTATTAGAGCAGTACAATTATTGAATACAGAATTGGAATTAGGTAAAAAAGTGAATAACTCAATATTTAATTACACATTAGAAGTAGGAATTAGTATTGATGAGTTAAGATTCTAATAATTCAACGCGTAATCAGTTCATATAAACGATTTAAACACAGATAAATACTAAGTCACCCAAATATATGACTATGAATTTATCGAGTTGATTACGCGCTAATATAAAATCAACGATTAATTAAGAAAATAAAACCACCTATAAAATATTTAACAATAAAACACAAATGAGTTTACAACAATACATTATAGAAGTACCAGGTTATGGAAGTTTAGATACCTTTGGGGATTTAGACGTATCCTTTACTTATAATTTTGAAGACTTAGACGACTTGTCCTCTAAATCATCTAAATATAGTAAAACAATAACATTACCTGATACTCCGATTAATAATGAATTCTTCAGATATTTTTCTGAATTTGCTATTACTGATTCATTCAATGCGAATAAAAGAATTAGATGTAATGTAAGAATTGGAGATAATAATATATTCCCTGGTTATTTAAAACTAGAAA